TTTCTGACCAAACATCGCAGTAGGGACGAAAGCGAGTCGAAGCGGCGCACGCTCCAACTCTTGGTTCATTTCTACCGACATTTGGGTACTGCTGTGGATATCAAACATTTTAGCCTGGAATGCCTGTGGTGTGTTCATTGCTTCACGTTGGGTGCCAATGTCCACAATCATGTTAGCTATCTGATTTGGACGTATAACACCAATATTTTCTAAATCGTCAGGATCTGGTGCTTCAGCCGTTTTGACCGATCTAAACTTTTCGTCTAGTTCTTCACGGTTTAGCTGTTCTGCCTCTTCTGTGGCTTTTAGTAGCATTTCAAGCATTTTGAGCTGTCTGACCGAAAGCGAACCGCTTAGGAAACAATGTTCCGCTTTGGTCCAAAATTCCGATTCCTGCGCTTTGGTAGTGCTTAGGATAGTAGTAACATCATTGTCTGTATCCCAAGAGGTCACGCGGATACCGCGCTCGAATTCCTCCCGATCGGCAGACATAAACATTTCGCGCAATTGCTCTGCTGTCGTAAGTCCGAATGGTGTTAGTTCGCCATCACTATCGGCTAGTTCTGGACTATATGTGCGACTTGCTGCGAGTTTGCACCTTTGGTTCCAATTGTGTGTCTTTGGGCTGTGAAATGCCATAAGTCTAGCTTCGAGCATATACCCATCAGCACGTCGAGACTCGACTACACCTAGCTTGTGAGTGAGCCATACGGCTAGTTCCATCGACATGTTAGGAACTTGTGATTTGATGGGCTCACGCTCAAAAGTAGGTGCATATATTGTTACTGATCGACTTGTCGAAATAACTGCCATGTTACTCTCCGTGTCGGTATGGTTACTGTGGGTTTTGTTTGGCTACATCTTGTTGAGATGGTGACCTTGCCGACACATTAATCGTGATGTGCAGTCGTGTCAAGAGACACGGAGGTACGTTCATTTTATTTGTGTGGTGTTGATGTGTGAGGGAATTTTTATTCCTTGACATCCTTGTTGGTTGTTGGATATCGCATTTTTTGGTGAAAATGAGTCAGGTCAGTATTTTACACGGAATTTTTGGTTATTATCGACCCTATATCGTTGATCATCATTGCGTAGTGCTTGGTGAGCGCTTGGACCGTCGAGTGTGGACGGTAAAGGGTAAAGGAATATTCGACGTTGGATTTTTAGGAAAGTTAACTAACGATAGGCGAAATGTCCGAATTGCCAGGAGGAAATGTCCGAAATGTCAATGCCATTCGAACAAAGGTTTGAATGGCTTATTGATTAATAACTTAAAGAGCACTACCCCCCGTTCCAAACGATATTGAGGTTTTGTGTATGTGGTGGGTTGTGGTGGACTGACCAGGAATGTGTTGGTTTGGGGGAAGTGTCGGATGTGTCCGATTTGGTGTCCCACGATGTGGCTGATCATGTATAGAGGGGGGGTCTAGCCGTGCTGAAGTATCTATAGATCAATAAGCCAATAAATACTCCGAACGCATGTTCCCACCCCCATATTGATTGGCTTCGATTGGGATTATTGAAGTTTATCGATGTCCGACTTTTTGGGAAAAGCCCAATTTTTGAGGACTTCATAGGGTAGACATAAAAATATGGTGATATAGGACCCTAACTGGCTGTTTGGGTCCTATTCACCTATCTTATGGTGCTATGAGCAGGTATGTCCGGTTTCGCCCCAAAGGAAGTTCGTTCGTGCCGATTGCGTAGATGAGGCCGATTGTATTCGATCGTCCCATTCCGGCCTGCTTTTTGCCGAATGTGTGCTTTCGGCGCTTTCCGGCTTTCTTGGTGGTATACGGCATTGGTGGATTTTGAGGCTGAATGTCCTGGGTGTCCATAAATGTCCGTTTCTCTTTTTGATCTTGTTTGGTGAGTGCTTAGGTTGCTAGGTGAGAGCGCGTAGGATGCGCGTTCCGCCCTGGCACTTCAATTGTAACGCGTTTTGGTGCCTATTGCCACTCTGTATAGGGTGGCTATGTGATCTTGGCTTAGAATCGATCTGAGGGGGTTATGGCAGTAGTTGATCTTGTAGATCGTAAGGTCCAACGGTTCAAGATCAAACTGACGCGTCAGTAAGTCTGAAGCATAGATGATCATGAATTGGGGATCTTGAGGGTTTGATGTGACATGGCCAGGTATGGGCTGATTTTTGTGGAATCAGCCCATACGTGACTAAATCAGATCAAATTACCGAATTGCGCCGTTTGGAGCGCTCTGCGGTAATAGTCCGATTCGAGTGGATCGCCCTCATTCGAGGTGAATGTGGCGATTCCGATTGGTTCGTCCGAATCGTCCTCATTGTACTCATCGTCCAGATCGTCCTGATCTTCCGAATCGTCGTAATCGTCCAGATCGTCCGAGTAGTCGTATCCGTACGGATCGTACTGTTCGTCCGAATCGTCCATTCTGTCCTCGTAGTCTGCTTCGAGGTGTGCGTCCTCATACATGTGCGTTTGTCTCCCTTGTCCGGGTTTGTCCGAATTTAGGTGGTGCATAGCACGATATATGGTGTGTTTTCCATATATCGCACTAAACATGACCTAAGGGTAGATCTACCTACCAATCAGGTATTGGGTAACTTGTAGAATGAATTGGCTTCATTACTGGTGATTCGCTACAATAAATGATCCTTTGTCCAGATTGACTCAGAATGCCCCATGTGTGCACTTCTGGCCACTCTCCGCACGCATCGCACTTATTGCGGCTTATGTCCAGTTGCAGCCAATCAATCCGCCTTATCACCTTTGGCAGATATTCTCCACTTGGTCTGGATTGAGCCATGTTTGCCATCCTTTCGGATAGTTTATCCCTTTAGTACCGTTTGTCCGATTTTCGCCCTGTTGATCTTGTGAGCGAGCAGGAAGCGAGCGTGACTGTCGGAATTGCTCCATTTAGCGCAATTGTCCAGAAAGTTATTCCACTTCCGAATTTTCGCGATAGTCAGCTTTGTCCGGTATTGCATTGTTTGTCCTTCCTATGTGGACATAGCAGCGTATTTCCCTCGTTGAAAGGAAACACGCCACTATGAGCACATATCAGAGGAATGTCACGAAGGTACTCATTGCGTGAACTGTCCCATTTGAATCGGTTCCGATCAAATGCAACCATCCTCCCCGATTGCCCTCGAAGATGAGAATTGCGATGAGACCAGCTGGTAGTTCCAGAATTGTGTGCTTACAGAACACTAGGAACGTATGTGTCCTGGTTTTGATGACTTTTGGTGCATTGTGAACAATGTCCGTTTTGGGAGGTGGTGCGTTGTGCTTACCCATTTTGATTGACTTCCTTCCATTTAGACGGACATGACCGGATATGGGACTGTTTGGGTACCATATCCGATTATGTGCGACTAACGGGTTTCGTCAGCCTGTGACTCCATTGTCGTCTCTCGGATGAGATCGGACAGATTGCGCTCATTGCCGTGATTGTCGTGGACGTGCGGAATGTGTCCCTGTGGGTCCATTGTGAGGTCCGCGAGGGAAAGTCCGAATTCCATCAATGCGTCCGCATAACAGCCATGTACGGTCTTTTGGAGGGTATCGGCCCACTCGACCAGTTTGTGGTCATTGCGAGCATTGCCCACCTTGCGCAACATGTCCAGATCACGATCGATTGTGGACAGATTGTGCGCAACCGCCTGAATCATGGCGCTACGCGTGGCATCTTCGTGAATCTCCATAATGCACACGGTTTGCTTCCTTTCGTCCGGTTTAGGGCTTAAGGGGCCCATGGCACGATTCAGACCGGTAAAGCCTGAATCGCACCAAACGTCCCTAAGCTGTCAACATGTCCCTTTCGCGGGGGTCTGTCAGGGGTGATGGTGGAATGAATGGAGTTGTGACCTTTGCCGGAGTTTTCGCTTTCGGGCTCGATGTCCGTTTTGCGGGGACTTGGGCAGCTTTCGCTGCTTTCGCCGGAGATGTCCGCTTTGCCGGCTCTGCCTTGACTGTCGCTATTGCTGACGTAGGCACCTTTTCGACCAGAATCACCGCAGAAATCACACTTGGTACATCTACGATGAATGGGTAAGTTATGGCAATAAGCTGGGGTTGTCCGTTTGCTACCGCTTCAGTGAACAAATGGTAGCCAGACATCCCGAAAGCCACTGCCGTTACTATACCCAACCCAACGTAGACAAGTACCTTCATATAACCCTTACGGGGATTCAGGTAACTAATCAGGTGAATCGTCAGAAACAGGACAATCACGGGCATAGCCGAAAAAGCGATCGGTTCCGCCGCAATCCGCCCAGAACGGACATTAAACCAAATTGAGAAAAGTCCGGTAAGTACCAAAGTCCAGGTACTCCACCTTCGTCCCTTTTGGAACCTAGTGAGAGGCTTGCGCTCTTTTTTTGAGAAGAGTGCCATGTTTTGGCTCCTTTCAGGTAGGGAAAGCACAGGATGTGCCATAGGAGTGCATTGTCCGGTTTGAGCGTCCTCATCCTTACCGTCACCTATGTACCGGTGGCGGCGACAATGCACCCTTAAAGCACATCCTGCACTTTTTCTACCTGAAAGTGCAGTAAAGTCACTATTTAGGTAAGAATGTCCGATTTGGCCGATTTTCCGCTTTCGCGTGGCTCCGACCCTGCCTCTCCAGTATAGCTCGCACAATACCGGCATATTACAATAATCGGACATTCTGAACTGTCATCTAGCCGACAGTCCCAAACTGGAGGTTTGCGAGCAATATCACCAAAGTGATGATTGCGACCAACATGCACAGAATCGTGACGATATCCGTGCCTGTGACTGGTTTGCCCACTCTGTCCTGCTTGTCCATTTTTGTCCCTTCTTCACCGGTATATCCGGCTATGTCAGCCATGCCCGATTTGTCCCCACTTGTGAGACAATTCGCGCAAAACTCACAAAACCGGACATGTCCGACTTTTTGAGATAAAGCCAATACTTTAGGTATACAATAGCCCCTCCCTGGGCAAAGTCGGACCTATGCTGCATATCAGGATATAGATGGACACACCCCATTTGTCCGGGTTTAGTAGAATTGTCCGATTTGCCAGATCCATCCCAGTTGGTATGGACCTGTCTCGGTTTCACACGTTACGTGGTGGTATCTGCACTTTTCCCACCATTTGACCGAAACGAACGGTTCGTCCGATTCTGGCGAAAAGGGGTCTTTGTCCAGCTTGGTCACAATTCCCACGCATTGTCCGTCTTCGCAGTCTTCGCCCACTTCGTCCGGGTTGTACCACTTGAAGATGGTTCCTACCCTTATGCCCATTTTGTCCTCATTCCTGTGGGTTTGAGGGGGTGTGCCCATTTATAGCCTGATATACCCGTTTTAGCCCTGCATGTCCGTTTTGGATGATTAGTGGAGTTCGGTAACTTCGACCTTGATGTCCGTTATCTCCAGATTGGACTGTTCGTCCAAAATGTCCATAACGTCCTGATTCTGCTCAATGTCGAATTCGAGTGAACTTACCGGAATGTCTGTTTCGCCCATTTCGGCCAGATAGTCCGTCATGTCCACATCGTACGCAATTGATACGGTTCGAACCACTCGCACCCTTTGACCAGGTACGAGCGATAGATCCCGATGCGCCCGAGTAATATCCATTTGTCCTCCTTAGTCCGGATTGGCCGGACATGCAGAGTTAGAACGGGTATATCATGGTATAGTAGCTTTAGACCGGCATGTCCGTTTTGAGGCTAAAGGGTGTCTAGCTGCGCTTTGAACTCATTGACCAGATTCTCCTCATTTGTCGCGTTGATGCCAAATGCGGCATGTGTCGCCAAATGCTCGATATCTGCGAAAATGTGCTCTCCGAGCGCCTTTGCCCTGATAGCGGCCAAAATGCGTACTTCCGCCGGAAAGTCCTCATTGCCCGTTTCGGCCATAATGACCGCTACGGTGTACTCCGTCACCAATTGCTGGATATGGGCTGCAATGTCGGATCCGTTAGCAATGTCCATTTTGCTCTCCTTTGATAGGTTTGAGTGGACATGCCGGTTTAGAGCTACTATACCATGGTTTTACCTGCTTTAGACGCATATGTCCGAAAGTGTCCAGTTAGTCTAGATCGCGCCGATTTTCCACGGTTCGACCTCTATGACCGTTTCGCCCACAACGCCCGTTACGCGCCATTCGTCGTCTAAGACGCATTCGCGCATAATGACCGTATTGCCGTAATTGGGCAATCTGACCACAATGTACAGTTTGTCCTCATTGTCCGGATTGAGGAGAAACTCCTCATATCCAACGATTGTCCCGAGTTCTACCCGAAAGTCGTCTTTGTCCAAATAAGACGTAATGCCCATTTCGTGCTCCTTTGTCCGAAGTGTCCGGACATATGCGTTTAGAGCAGGTAAAACCTGAATTATCCCGAGTTAGGAGGATATGTCCGATTTGAGTGGTTAGTCTACTTTGTCCGCCATGTCCCGTCTTGGTAGTCGCAGTCCGTGATGCCCGAATCCTCCGTGATTGCGTGACATACGGCTTTTGAGTGGCTATTTGCCACTGTGACCCATATGTCCACAACCACCAGAATCGCCAGAATCACGAGCATTGCTACCAATGCCTGGTATGTGCGTTTCATGCAGAAACCGCCCTTTCGCCTCGAATGTCCGCCATGCGCATTTCGTCTCGCTTTGTCCAAATTGCCCTACTTGTGGCCAAAGCGTCCGTGTCGTCCGTTACGCCACATGCGACTACGTTTGTGTAGATTTCCTCCATTGTGTCGGAAATGTCCAAAACGGCCGCTATGAGCGATACGACTGACTTGTGTACTTTGCCTTCTGGGTAGGGGTTTGGCCAGATTTGAGCCCAAATGTCCATTTTGGTCTCCCATGTCCGTTAAGTCGGACATATCCTCTTAGCCCGGGATAATCCGGCTTTGTCCACGTACGCCCCCCTCTGTCACTGAATGTCCGCTTTTGTCGGAAATGTGATGAAATTCACCGACTTTTTGCGAAATGTCCAATTTATGAGGTGTGCATACGCATACGCCACCATAAGGGGATAAATCCCCTCATGCGTGCTAAGCACCCTTTGTCGGGTATGTCCAAAATGGCTGATTTGTCCGATTAGTCCTCTATGTCGAGATTGTCCGCATCGCCCCATTCGCGCCATTCGCCTCGAATGCCCAAATTGAGCAACATGTCCGCTCTGTCCATTTCGTCCTCAAGGTCCCTTTCGTCAGAAAAGTCCTCATCGTCCGAAATCTCCCAATTTGCCCACTTTCTGGCGTCTTCGACCACATTGGGATCAATGTCCATTTTGTCCTCCTTTGGTAGGTATGTCGGACATACCCGATAAGGAGTGCTTAGTCCGCATTGTCGCTCAAGTCCCTTCTGTCCGGCATGTCGGTAATGCCCTACTTGTCGGCTTTGAGGACTATGTCCTCAATGTCCGTTTCAGGCACCATGTCCACTATGCCGTAACTGTCCCCTCTGCGGAATATGTCCCGAATCTCTGCATTGTCCGGTTTGGCCGGATTGCCGAAATTGTCCTCATCTGTCTCGATAAGAACCCAAATGGTCGTTTTCGCCATAATGCCTCCTTTGTCCGTTTTGGCCGGTTTGTCCGACATGCCGGATAGGAGAGACTTGAGCGCTTTGCCCTATCTATCGCTATTGAGTTGATAAGGAACGATTTGGTGGCATTTCACCCGCTACCTCCGGTTTGTCCGAAGTGTCCGGTTTGCCGCCTATCTGCTACTTCCAGTCTACTCCGCCCGGATTATGCCCATATAGTAGGGCAAAGGCGACAAATCGGGCATATGAGGCATAATTCGGCCCTGCTATATGGGCACAAAAGAGGACATTTCGGACATGTCGTTTTGTGATTTGGGAGGTTTCAGGACAAAACGGACATATGCCCCATAACGAGGGCAAAATGTCCGTTATGCCGGAATATACCACCACATATGGTACAAATCGGACATGATCATGGCACACATATGCCCCTATATGGGCATAAAAGGGACATAACGGACTACCACAAACCCCCACAAAACGGACATATTCGGAGAGTCCAGACATTTTAGGACAAAACCGGACAAACCAGGGCAGCGATATGCCCCATATGTCCTTTTGTCATTCGGACATGCGGGTGCATAACCGACATATACCATATGTCCGAATGACAAAACGACAAATCGGGCATTTCCCCCATACACCCACATATCCGACATACACCCATATGTCCGCCCTGTCCCACCATGCCCGATATGTCCCTTATGCACCATGTGCACCCTATGTCCCATATGTCCCACTATGCACCATATAACAGGATATGTCCCCTATGTCCGTTATGCCCTCATTTTATATACCCACATATGCCCATATTATGGGGCAATTTGGACATTTTATAACGAAAGTAACTATATTATAACAAAAAGGAAAAATTGGACATTTTGGCAGGTCCTACACGAATCGGTGTGTATTTTTGATGTCAGAAAGTTGACATGTTAATATTTTAAAGAAACGGAAAGTAGTGTTGGAAATCAAACAGTAGACATAGCCCATATCCAGTCGTACTCTGTTCTTGAGGTCTCAGCGCAGGGAGGTGACGAAGATGAGCAAGGATGACCGGCTACCCGATGACGCAGGCGAGTGGGATGCCGAAAAAGCACTCCGCAATCTGCGAATGGAACAAGCATTAGACGCGCATGGCACTCCGCAGACCACTGCTAAGCGGTTGTTTGAGGAAAGTCTTCCTGTTGCTACAATGGCTATTGTCCACCTCGCACAGTACTCAATGACTGAAGTTATTCGGTTTAACGCCGCGAAGTACATTGTTGAGCGCACCATGGGTCCTGCCGAGCGTCAGGTAAGCATTGACGGACGGCACGCCTGGGATGACATTTACGAGAATGTCGTTGAAGAAGCGACAGGCTATCTGAATCAGGGCTGAGAAGTATGTAGGCAATATGGCTACAAGAGCGTAGTCTGCATACACTACATACTTCTCGGCTCGACGCTACCATGCCTGTGGGGGTGGGTCAGATGAGGGAATGTGGAAATAGAAGCCTGTGAATGTCTGATAATGTGCGAAAAGGCACCAATATTAGAACGGAGAAGGTGGTGAATGATGGCTGTTAGACGAGCGCTGCGTGGAGATAACGTAATTTATCGCAATGCTAAGGGTGAGAGCATGGCGGTAGTTATTAGTGCTGGTCAGGGGCCGGCGCCGAGTGCTCCCGTTGCTGTTGGCTCAGGGACCGGGGGGACGCTGGCCGCTGCGACGTATACGTATAAGAATACGTATGTCAAGGACGGTATTGAGTCTGAGTTGAGTGCAGCGTCAAACTCGTATGTGGCTACCGGAGCGACGAGTAGTGTGGCGTTAACGGTGGCTGTGGTTGCCGGTGCGACTTCGTATAAGGTTTATGGACGGACAGGTGGTTCGTTCTTACTGATGACGACACTGACTGCGCCGACGGTTCTTTATACTGATACCGCAGCAGATACCCCAGCAGGTGCTGCGCCGGCTGCTAATCAGAACATTACCTTCCGCACTCCGTATGCTGGCCATGCACAGTTGACTGGTATTCTACCTGGTCTGACTGCGGGTACCTACCAGCGGATTTACTAAGGACTTCCTGTGGGCATTGATAACAAATACGGTCAGGTTATTGTGTCTGGTAGCACTATTGCTGAAGATGAGCCGGTGGTTGTCTTCAGAGCGCAGGACAAGATGCTACCGGATTTATTGAAGATATACAAAATACTTTGTAAAGCCGCAGGAAGTCCGAAAAAGCACTTAGATTTGATTCATGAGTCGGCGGAGCAGATTCGTGCTTGGCAGGCTGAGAACTTCACTCAAGTTCCACAGAGTGTGAACTACAAACCGGAGGGCTGAGATGGCTTGGCTCCCACAGGTCAATGGCCACGTGCAGATTATGTACTTAGATGTCAGTCTGAACTGTATTAAGCTGCACCCGGGGATTATTACCGCAGTAGTTAACCCAACAACACAAACGATAGACGTGCGCGTAGGCCGAAGTGGTCAGACGTTTGCGGCATTGATTCGTCGATTCGACCCGGCCGTCAAGGTTTACCCTTGCTATGTCCCATAGGGGGCAAAAATGTTTGCACTTATTGCGGCAATTATTTGGTTTTTAGCTGCTTTTGGTGTTAAGCCTGGGAGTGTAGATTTGCTACTGCTCGGACTTGCGTTCTTAGCACTACATTTCTGCTGGGCTTGGGCACCTTGGACTGGTTACATTGGTCGACAAAACCCACCTGCATAATACTTAACAAGGACGAGAAGAACGCAGGAGTGTCATGAGTGTGGATGCGATTCGTGCGGTTTCGAAGGATAAATTCTTCGCGCATATAGGCTATAAACCGCACGAAAAGCAACAATTATTCCACAAGAGTGCAGCTAGATTCAAAATTCCAGTGTGTGGCCGCCGATTTGGCAAAACATACATGGGTGCCCGTGAAGCTGAGCCGCTGCTTATGGTACCAAATAAGCTGATTTGGATTGTTGGTCCTACCTATGACCTTGGAGAGAAGGAATTCCGGGTCATTTGGCAGGACATGATTGTTAAGCTTGGGTTGGGAAAAGAGAAAACTGTCAAGCGCGCGTTCAACAAACGAGCTGGCGACATGTTCATCGAATTTCCTTGGAATACGCGGCTTGAAGTGCGGAGCGCAGACCGACCCGAGACGTTGGTTGGTGATGCCCTTGACTACGTGATTATGGCCGAAGCGGCAAAGCATACTAAGGAAACCTGGGACCGGTTCATTCGACCTGCATTGGCGGACCGTCGTGGGAACGCGACGTTCAGCACCACACCCGAAGGGCAGAACTGGATTCACGACCTGTGGCAAATGGGTCGGAACCCGTTGTTTGAAGATTATGAGTCATGGCGATTTCCATCGTGGGAAAATAAGGTTATTTACCCTGGTGGCCGGCAGGACCCAGAAATTGTGCTGCTCGAACGAACAATGCCATTTGAATGGTTCCTCCAAGAAATTGCTGCCGACTTCACCTCATTCATGGGCAAGATTTATTCTGAGTGGGATGAAGTTACCCATGTGCGACCAACAAAATTCAACCCAGCCTGGAAAAACTACATAGCATTTGACTGGGGTTTCGTTAACCCGATGGCCGCAGTAGAATTTCAGGTTGACCCAATGGACCGTGTCCATGTTTGGCGCATGCATTATAAGACACATACTCGGTTGGAAACTTTCCTCAATGAAATGAAGACTCGACCACAGCCGGACGGTTACCACATTAACTTGTGCTTTGGCGATGCCGCCGACCCAGAAGCTACAGCAACAGTCTGCGAAAAATTCTTTGCCTGCCTAAGTGACCCGATGTCTAAGAACAATTGGCGAGAAGGCATAGATTTAGTAAAAGGATTTTTGCGGACCCAGACCGTAGGCGAGGCCGACGAATACGGGACGCCAGTGGACGAGCCGTGGCTGTTCGTGGACCCGTCCTGTGGGGACCTGATTCGAGAGTTCAACAACTACCGGGCGGCTGCGCCAAGCTCAGGCAAACCGAGAAACCCACGCGAAGATGCCCAAAAGTATGATGACCACGCACTCGATGCGCTACGCTACGGTCTTATGCACATTTTCAAGCTGGGCGCAACGCAGAGTTTGAGCAGTACTGTCGACGCGAGTGACCTAACTCAAGTTCCTAGCTCTGGCTACTTTACTTCGAACATGAGCTTCTGATGACGAATAGCAAAACTCGTGACGACCTAGTAGTCAAAGATACCTGTCCGCGCCGGCAAGAGAACCACCTCATAGTAGAAGAATTACTCGATGGTTGGCACTGGCGCGGCCAATTGCTCCATTGCACCTACTGTGGGTCATTACAACCAGACATGCTGCTGAGTCTCATGGCCGCAAATACAGGGTGCGAGCTTGGACCCACAGACAAGAACTATAAGGTGTACGTGCGGCAACAAGGTGTCCATGTGGGCAAATTCTACTTCCAGCATTTTAGTGTAGCGAACTGCCAGCGGTTCATTGAACTTTACAACCAGAAACCGCGCACCTTCACTGTGGGTTACCCACACCACTTTTATGTGCTACCGTTCTTCGTCGCATTGGAAGGGAGGGATAAATGACGAGCGTAGAAGAAGCCGTTGCAGTTATTGAGGAAAACATTGGCTTGAAGATTGAGTCGATGAACCTCAATGAAGTGCTTAATGATGACCGCTACGAGTTAATCAACACAGTATATGACCCAGTCAATGGTTCATACATTGTGATGGCAGAGCGTGACCCCCGGTTGTCTGTGGGTGTGGCGCGCGAGGATCGGGTTGGTGAGTTAAGAGACAAGCTTGGCATTCGCAAGTACTATGACATGAAGCGGGCCGATGGTACTATTCGTGGGGCGCTGCGCCTGCTGAAGACTCCAGTGATGGCAGCTCGTTGGTTTGTCGAGCCGGCTAGTGATTCTACTATTGACCAAAACATTGCCAAGTTTGTGCAAAAGAACCTGTTTGAGCAGCTTAATACACCATGGCACCGAGTGCTAGAAGATGCCTTGCTCATGTGTGAGTATGGTTACATGCCGCTAGAGAAGGTGTACGGTGTTGACTCTGACGGCAGAATTATTCTAAGAAAACTAGCACCAAGACACCCGCTTGATATTCAGGAATGGCTTTACGATGCAGCCGGTGGGCCAGACGCTATTGTCATGGACCCAACCGAGGCGAATGGCTTCGAGAATATTCTTATACCAATCGAGAAGCTGGTAGTCTTCGTCCTAGAGCAAGAAGATTGTGATATGCGTGGCATTTCCATCCTTCGGTCAGCATATAAACACTACTTTTACAAAGACACACTCTATAAGATTGATGCTATTCAGAAGGAACGACACGGTATTGGTGTCCCAATTATTAAGCTCCCAATGGGTTTCACTGCCGCCGATCGAGTCCTCGCGGATGATCTTGGTAGAAACCTTAGAACCAACGAGCGGGCGCACATTACGGTTCCGGCCAACTGGGAAGTACTCTTTGCCAAGTTAGAAGGACAACCGGTTGACTGTCTGCCATCGATTCAACACCATAACGATCAGATTATGCAAAACATTATTGCGCCATTCTACAACGATAGTAATGCTAAAGAAGACTCAATGAACATGTTCTACAAAGGTACCCGATACATTGCGGCGACAATTGCTGATACGATGAACCGCTACGTGATTAAGCAACTCGTAGACTTCAACTATTCTCGTGGTTCCTACCCTATTCTTCGGGCTCGACGTATCGGGGAGAATGAGGACCTGCGTACTTGGTCTTTCGCCTTCCGAAACTTGGTTGGTGCTGGCGCTATTCAACCAGATGATGAGTTGGAAAAGTTCTTACGCATCGAGCTTGACCTACCTCCAATGGACAAGGCAACGACGCGGGCCTTGCTTCAGCCACAGAACCCTGATGATCCAAACAACCAAGCTAATCCGAATGATGATGAAAAAGATGTCAACGACCGGTTGGACCACCAAGAGTTGGTCTCCCTCGTCAGAAAACGAGTCCACCTGTGGGCCTGCCAGCAAAAAACACTGGCCGCGACAGATCTGGTGGTAATTAGTAAAAGGGAGGAATAGCATGCGAGCTGAGCCAGTTCTGTCAGTACGCCAACGCAGATTGATGCAGACAATTCCGCCAGTGGAGTCGGTGCGTCAGAAAACTGTCATTGAGATGTCTGACCGGATGGTACGTGGATTCAAAAAGAACGCTCAGAGGATTGCGAACAAGCAAGGAACAACGTACGATAAAGCCGCTGCCATCCTGGCCGCGTCTACCCGTCGCGCCTCCGCCGCAGCAAGACGTAGAAATCCCCGTCTGAACAAGGTTAATGGTAAAGGGGATAATAAATGAAGTCCAGCTTTGTTCTCGACGTTGAGGGTCTAACCTTCAGCGACACCAATGGTGTAGAGGGTAGCTGGGTTCATGCCCTACCAATTGGCGCTTACAAGCATCCTGTATATGGCACAATTGAGATCACTCCTGATCGTGCCAAGAACTTCGCAGATGGTGTAAAGTCCAAGGTTCGTGGCATTGATCCTAGTATCAACTACAACCATGACAACAAAGATGTTGCGGCCGGGTGGGTTAAAGATGCCGATGCCCGTGTTGATGGCCTTTGGCTCTTTGTTGAGTGGGTAAAGAACGCCGCACAGAAGATCAAAGACAAAGAGTGGCGTTACTTTTCTTCGGAATTCGAAGATGAGTGGGAAGACTCAACTGGTAAGAAGCACAAGGACGTCATCCTTGGCGGTGCGCTTACAAACCGACCATTCATGAAGAACCTTGTGCCTATCAACCTATCAGAGGCAACCTACAGTCTCGCCTTCGACCTCGTTGCTGCTGCAACAGGTACAGACCCGGATGCCCTGAAGGGGGGTAACATGCCACTAAGTGAAGACGATCTGAAGAAGATTGTCGAAGGTGTTACAACCAAGCTAGCAGAAGCCAAGGTCACTGATTCTGCACCAACGAAGTCTCTCGCGGATCTGCCGGAGCTAAAGGCGCTTGCAGAAGAGAACCCGATGGTTGCTACTCTGATTAAGTTTGTTGAGACGCAGAAGGTTGAGCTTACTTCTAACGCTCAGGCACTACGTCTAGCAGAGGTTGACCGGAAGCTGGCCGACTTCGATCGCTCGAAGATTGTGCTAACGCCAGTTGCACGTAAGCTTGCCGGTGACATCATGATGTCACTGAGTGATGACCTCCAGGAGCCATTCTGGAAGCTGCTTACGGAAATGAAGCGTGGTTCCTCGTTCCTAGTAGAGCTAGGCGAGCGGGCCGGAGCTACTGTGAACTACGGTTCACACAAGTCAGCCGTGCAGATGTTTGATGATGCCTGCAAGAAGCTTATGTCTGAGGAAAAGCTCAGCATGTCCGACGCACTAGAGCGTGCAGCGGCGAACGACCCTAACCTATACGCTCGTTACCGCGCTGAGCTAATGGAAGGGGTGACTAACTAATGGCTGGTGCTGGTGCAAACTTTGTCCTAGACAAGGGCTTCCTAGCCATGCCCACATACAACAGCTCTGCGGCTGCTGGTGTGGTTGCAAACCGATTCGTGAAGTTTGGTGCTACGGCCGGAACTGTAGACCTGAATGTTGCTTCTACTACACGCTCTATTGGTGTGGTTATGGAGAACGTTGATGCAGCCAAGGTTGTCACTGGTAAGGTAGTAGTTGACGTACGCATGATGGGTATTGCTACCGTTGTTGTTACAACTGCTACTTCTCTTGTACTTGGTAGCGTTGTAATGTCATCCACCACTGGTGGCGTGCTGCTTGCTGCAACTGCTACCAACATTCCACTTGGCATTCTCGTTGGAATCACTGGAACTGTAGCGGCTGGTGACCTGGTTCAGGTTCTACTATGCCCTGGCCTACCTGCGATCCCATAATGCTCTATTTGGAAAAGAAGACCAGATTCGCAGCGATTCAATGGACTGGAAGTAATCAGTCTGATGTAGAAGATTTTGTTGCGCTTCTGCCACAACTTGATCCATTTTACCAACAGTTTACATCGGTTTCTGTGTCCGATTCTAGTGGCACATTAACCATATCCTGGAGTGGTGGATCAACGATTGTCTACACAAACTATTGGGTTGTAGAAGGAATTATTGCTGGTGTCATGTTGGCATCGGCACTAGATGTTCTTCCGTATACATACTCTTTGGTTTCTCCGTAATTTGAAGGGAGGGTAAACTAGATGGCGGCTTACAACCCGACTGGGTCTGGCAACGTTCACACCGATCAGATTCTTACACAGATCAGTGTAGCGTGGCCAAACAACGGACTAGTAGGTGAGCGGCTTTTGCCTTCGGTGAAGGTACAAAAGCAGTCAGATAAGTACTACATCTTCGGGCGTGAAGGTTGGCTTCCAGAGGACGACAACCGTGCTCCTGGAACTGTGGCGAATGAGATTCAAGGATACACGCTTTCCACAGACACCTACTACGCTCGTGAGCACTCTCTTCAGATTCCTGTAACGGACGAAGAGCGTGACAATGTTGACTCACCACTTGCACCAGACCGTGACGCAACCGAGCTAGTTACGTCCAAGATTATGCTTGGTCGTGAGGTTGCAATCAAGACGCTTGTTACCACAACGGCTAACTACGCGTCTGGTCTTAGCACCACACTTGTTGGTGCAGCTCAGTGGAATGCAGCCAACTACGCAACGTCAGACCCAATTTCTGACCTGCGTGCCGGCAAGGTAGCGGTTCACGCTAAGATTTTCCAGGAGCCAAACACTCTGGTAGTTCCTTACCAGGTTATGGCTGCTCTGGAGGATCACCCAGACTTCCTAGAGCGTATCAAGTACTCTGAGCGGGCGATTTTCAGCCCAGAGCTTCTAGCTGCCATTCTAGGTTTCTCTACCGTGATCGTGCCTGGCGTTGGTATCAACTCTGCTAACCCTGGTGCTACTGCCTCGCTCGGCTACCTGTGGGGCAAGGACGTTGTTATGGCATGGGTGCCTCCGCGTCCAGGTCTGAAGATTCCTGCCTTTGGTTATGAGTTTACCTGGGGTAGTCAGTATGTTGACCGCTGGCGTGAGGAGCCACGAAAGTCGGATCTTATCCGTGCTTCTCGTCGTTATGACCTCAAGCTAGTAGCACAAGGTGAAGGCGCCGACGCAGGTAAGTCAATTGCAGGATACCTCATCAAAGCCGCGATTGCGTAGTTGAGGAGAATCATGCCAAAGAAGCTATTTGCGGTTACTAACGTCAAGTTCAGTGGTGACGGTGCCGATTTCGTTGCTGCTGGCAATGAAGTAGATCCTTCTAAGTTCTCCAAGGAAGATCTAGTTGCACTTCATGATGCTGGCGCCATTGAGGTACGCATTGTGGAAGCTGAGGAGAAGGTTGCAGAGCGGCCTTCACCACTCGACGACCCAGACGCAGTGGTAGTAGACGAAGTAGCAGAAGCCAAGGCTAAGGAAGCTGCTGACAAGAAGGCAGCCGACGAAAAGGCAGCGGCTGAGAAGAAAGCTGCGGAAGACGTGGTTAAGGCTGCTACTCCAGCAAAGACAACGCCAACTTCGACGCCTGCCAAGTCGGAGGGCACTAAGTAAGATAGGGGCGTAATGGCACGTATTACCCCCGATGACGCGCAGGGGTGGGGAGAATCTACAAAACTAGATCTCTCCACCCTTGATGCGTCATTGCTGAATCAAATTGAAGCAGAGATACTAGGTAGGCTAAGCAGCGCCTACGACTCTACCCTGTGGGTAGACGACTTAACTACACCAACCCTGGTTAAAGTCATCATTGCTAAGACTTATGTTGCTTGGTTCTACGATAGACAATACAGTGAGAATCAAGACGAAGGCAATGATTACGCAGCACTACTGCGCATGAACGCAGAAATGCTTATGACTGGACTTATTGATGGAACCATAGACATTCCTGATGTTCCTCAAGTAGGTAGTGGTTTGGGTGCTAGCTTCTATCCTAATGATGCATCTTCGGCACAAGAACCAACCTTTGATGATCCATCACTAGGACCATCTAAGTTCAGTATGGGCAGAGTGTTCTAATGACTAGCCCGTTCCCTCGGCCAACGCCGTTTATTATTTCTCAGGCTGTTTCGAGCGGGCTAAGTATACCTGCCATTCAAATTGACCCAAGACTAAACTTCGTACAAGGTGCTTTCCTCTTTGCTAGTGATATTGATAAGATGGAAATGGGATTTCGCACTTGGAAAAAGCCACTCGAAGAAGCTAGAGATGCTGTAGTTATTCCGTCAGTAGTAAAGAACTTCACAGCTGAAGGTCGACCAAGGTGGCAAGCATTACAAGCCAGTACCATTCAAAATAGACTTTATATGGGATTTCCTCGTGGACCAATTCTAGAGCGTACGGGTCGACTTCGCAAAGCCGCAACGAGGAAGAACATTTGGGAACTTGTTAGTGCTGTAGGCCGAGAAGGCTATGACATGCTGAGCCTACGTACTACCTTCCTTGATGGTATGGTTCCGTATGCAGAATTTCACCAACTTGGTGCAGGCATGCGCCGTGGACGAAGAGTTGGCGATGTGAAAGGTTCCATTAGTCGTACCGGAGATTTCTCTGGCTTTCAGTTTAGGCACAGAGAAGCCAATGCAGCGGCTGGTGGTGACACACGAATATTCAAAATTCCGCCACGACCATTCATTCAGCTCACTGTTGATGAAGAAATAGAAATCTACGGAATTTTCTTCAACTTCATGTCGGATCAGGTAGACAAATATTGGGGTCCAGAATCTAGGGGACTAATCTAATGGCAGTACATACAGATGACGATGCCACAGTGGCACAAGCTATTGAGGTATTGGTTAACGCGAATAAAGCTGCACTGCTACTAGATGATGTTCTCTATGGTGATCACAATATGATACCTCATGCCTCTGCGGCAATCATTATGCCGGGTGGAATGCGACGCGAACTTGCTGGCGTTGCGGCTCCTGGTGGTAGAACAGCAAACAACATGATGGTTGAAGTTGTTCTACACTGGAGCAAAGTTGGCGATGAAGCCACAGAACGTAAAGCTGCTGATCAACGTGGGAAGCTGCTGGAACGTAAACTACATGAAGATACTACGCTCGGTGGAATAATTATTCACGGTTTTGTGAACCAAGTGGACCGTGGAAATACCATTATGGGCAATAACAATATGTTCCGTACTGTACGTATGGTGTATATTGCGATGACAAAGACCTACCTATCACCTCCGGCCGCGCCGACGTCATAGGAGTATCCATGCTGCATCTCGAAATAGAGTCCGATAGGGACGTACTAGTCGATGGAATCGGACTTCTGCCGGCTGGTCAGTCAGTAGAGGTTACTGAGGAAATGCTAAGAAACTTTGAACTACGGAATCACGTGAAGTTGGCGGGAGCAAATCTACCTCCATACGTTCAAGTTTCCGCTGTTTTGTCATCCGACGAGCCTACTGAGTAGAGGGGAGGGTAGCTATGACAATTGGAATTGGTGCTGCCGGTATCGCTGGCATAGCCGTAGAACAGCTATCGCCTCCAGTATTAACTGGTATTCAGCAGGCTGGTGGTGCACTCACGGCAGGAACCTACAAGTACTATGTTACAGCTATTAACGCTGTAGGAGAAACTTCGGTTTCAAACGAAGTTACAGTTACGACGGCTGCCGCTGACCTGACTGCACACCTAACCTGGCCAGCCGTAACTGGTGCTACCGGCTATAAGGTATATCGCACGACTGCTGGCGGTGCTTCTAACACTGAGCTACTGCGGGCCACGCTTGGTCTCGTCCTTGTTTATGACGACATTGCTGTGGGTGCGCCTGCTGGCGCTTTCCCAACAACGAACACAGCGGTTTCACCTGGTACTTATGCCGCGCCGACGAAGTTCTTCCCGTTCAACAGCGAATCTCTCAACTTGATGGAAGACACAGTATGGCGCCGGCCAATTCGGCAGTCTGCTGACATCATTGGCGCTGTGCCTGGTAATTTCCATCCAGAAGGCGATCTAGCTCTAGAGTCGCTAGAAGACGTGGTGTTGTGGTTCCTGTGGGCTTCACGTACATCTATCGTAAAAACAGGAACACTACCTAACTTTATCTACACTATTACACCAACAGCCGCCGCGGTAGCTAATAAGACTCTATCACTTACGCTAGTACGTAATGGTATCGTTTTTGGCTACACCGGTATCTGTCTATCTAGCTTCACCTTTGGTATTGACAATGGACTACTAACATTCCAGACTAGTGTGCAAGGCCGCGACGAAACAGTGCAGTCACTGCCAGTGCCGACGTGGCCAACTACCACACCATTCGGTGCCGGTATGTATACGATTGAAGTTCCAACCGGATCAACTGTTCTTGATACTGATACCTTTGAATTTACGGTTGAAGATAATGCAGAAGCACAGTTCCGACTAAAAAGCACTGGTCGTGGAGCACAGTTCATCAAGTATGGTGAGCGCAACTCAACTATGACAATGGAACGTGACTTCGAATCTCGTACTGACTATGATCTATTTAAGTCAGTAACAGCACAAAGTGTTACTTTGACTGCGTCCAAAGGTGTCAACAACTCAATTGGCTTGCTTGCACCAGTAGCTATCAAGGATACTTACGAAGTTGGATTATCTGGACAAGGCGATCTGGTTCGTGCTAGCATTTCCTACCAAAACATCATTGATGGTACCGGCAAGTCATGGCAAATCACTATAAAGACGCAGGAAGATATACTTCCGTAATGCCTTGGTATGAAACCACATTGATAATCTGTCGAACCTTTATGATTGGCTCGGCAGCATTGTTTATTGGTTTCATGCTCTCTGATTCTGTAATTAGGAGTAGGAAGAAAATGCCAGCAGCAGTAGTCACAAACACAGTCAGCGAAAAACTACCTTTACTAAGTGCGCCTCCAGATGGTTACGTTATAGTTCGTAGAATGAACTATGGAGAAGAACTCAAGCGTAGCAACATGGCTGCCAAATTCCTCATGAACAGTGATAAAGGATCTAAGGAAATGCAGGGTCAACTCGAAATGCAAACTGAAGAGGTTGCATTTTGGGACTTTGCGAATCTAGTCGTTGAGCACAACCTGACTGATGCCAATGAGCTGCCACTTAATTTCAAGAACCATGCCCACGTTTCGATGCTTGATGGTGCAATTGGTAGAGAAATTGGTGAACTGATTGATGCGTTCAATGGTGCGAAGGAATCAGAAGAAGTAAAAAACTCCTAACTGAGATACGGAAGGCTGTACTAGTTCCTAAGGCACTGGTATCTCAGGAAGCAATTGCAGTTATTAATATCATACAAATATGTGATAGATTTCATACATTGCCAAATCCAGGTGGATTACTAGATCAAGATAGCCTATTTGTGTTCATCATGCATAATTATCTTACTTGGGAAAATGAGCGCGCAGAACTAGACGCGCAGAAAGCGAAGATGTCTAAGAACATTAAGCACTAGGGAGCCGTTGGTGCCATTCAGTGCAACTCGCGATCTTTGGCTCGTACTCAAGGCCCGTGATGAAGGTTCACGGGCCATGCGTAGTTTCTCCAGAGACATTCGCATGGTTGGCGACAATGTTAGAATGGCTAACCTACAAGCTTCACGTTCCGCACTTATCAACCAAATGGCAACACAGAGACTCACTGGTGCTTCTCAAGCTGACCTACTAGTAACTCAACGACGGATTCAGGGTATTGACCAAGAAGTCGGCGCAATGCGAATGGCACGCGCCGAAATGGAAGAAGGAAGAGTATCTGCACAGAAGCTAGGCACTGCGCTAAGTGGCGCCTCTGGTATGTTAACGGCTGCTGGTACAGCCTTCACTGCCATTGGTGTTTTTGGTGCAATGGGACTAAAAAGTCTAGTAGACAGTGCAGTTGCATATGAACAGCAGGCAGCAGCAACTCGGACTCAGGTGGACAAGTTTGCTACTTCACTCAAGGATATCGAAGATATTGGTATCCGAGTAGCTAGAAGTATTGGTGTTCCATTTGAGCAAATTCAGCCAGCACTGTTCGACATCTTCTCTTCAATGGAAGTAGGCGCAGCCGACGCCGAAGTACTTTTGAACACCTTCGCCAAGGCTGCTGTTGCTGGTCAAACCGACATCCAATCAGCTTCGCGCGCAACCATTGGTATTCTTAACGCCTTCCAACTGCCAATCAGCCAGGTTAATCACCTTATGGATGTGCAGTTCCAGTTGGTGCAGGAAGGTATTGGTACCTACGAAGAGTGGAATGCACGTATCGGTTTGGTTACACCATCAGCAGTTCGATTTGGTCAGTCTGTAGAAATGATGGCAGCCGCGCTTGCTGCCTCAACCCGTATGGGTATCTCTGCGGCTCGATCAGGTACCTCTGTTGCGCGTGCTATGGATGCAATGTCAAACCCCGTAGCCGTGGAGAACCTCAGAGAACTTGGTGTTCAAGCAACAGATGCGGAAGGCAACTTCCGTCCGATGATCGACATTCTGTTTGAGTTCCGTGACGCGCTCGGCGATATGCCTGAAGAAGACAAGATTTCCAAAATTCTAGAAGTGTTTAAGGGTGCTGGTGGAACGATTGAAGCTCGACGCTTCCTCCAGAACATGCTTATTACACCAGGAAACTTGGAGTTGTTCAAGACCATTCTAAGTGAAATGGAAAATGAGTC